GTTGTGCACTCGGGCCAGCGTGACCACGTCGCCCGCCGCCCACGCTGCGGGAGCGTAGCGTTGAAGGTAGGCGGAGACGACGCGGCGCGAGTAGTCCAGATCAGCGCAGCGCGCGTAATCGCCGCCGATGCGTGCGTCGGCGTGGTAGGCTCGGTGAATCTGCAACGGCCCAAGCGCCTTGCCACCGTCGCCGAGGATTGCGCCCGTGCGCCCGCTTGTCTCCACGATGTGGAGCGCGCGGAAGAAGGAGGCGGGTGGCGCGGCTTGCGCGGTTGCGCAGAGCGCGAGGAGTAGGAGCGCGGATTTCATGCTTCGTCCTTTCCGTCCTCTTCATCCTCGTCGTCCTCTTCATCCTCGTCGGCGGGTGGATTCGCAATCGCCCACGCCTCTGAGGCGGCGCGGTCTGCTGCGCTGCGCGCGGCGTAACGTGCTTCATCCGCTGGCGTCCAAGGATTTTCAGCGCGTCGGCGCGCGTCGATCTGCGCGAAGGCGTCGTCGAGCGAGATGGTGTCCGGTGTATTGGTTTTCATTTTGCGAGCTTTGAGGCGTTGCGTTTCGCGGTGGCGATCTGGCGGGGCGTGCAGCCCGCGCCGATTGATTCGGCGAGAGCGATTGCGCGGTCGGCGCGCTCTTGGTCGGGCGCGAGGAGCGCGAGGACCAGCGCGCGGGTGAGTGCGGTGGTGGGGGTCATGCGGCACCTCCTGCGCGCGTTACCAGCCACGCCCGTTTTACGTGGCGCAGCTCCGAGGTCGCGTGCGTGTCGTAGATCACGCCATTGATCACGGCGAACGCGTGACCTCGAGTGGTGACCACCAGTCGTCCCGCTGGGAAGTCGCGGAGCAATCGCTCGACGGACCCGCTGCGCCTGACGACCTGAGCCGTGAGGCCCAAGTCGCGGGCGACTGATTGCAGAACTTTCCTGAGAACAATGCCGCGCCGGTTCTTCCTGCCGTGGGCGGCGAAGATCGCGTGAACCTCGGCGTATGATGCGCCGCTTGCGTTCGTCAGTGCTCGCACCGTGCAGTCGCGGCGCTCGCTGAATCCTTCCGCTGGGTTGCTGGTGGGGCTCATGCGGCACCTCCTGCGACACGAATCGCGATGGGTCCATTGGCGTCGAAAACGAGCACGTGGCTTTCGCTGTCAGAATAAACCGCGACGTCGCTGTCGCTGTATGCTCGATGGACGAGCGTCATTCCGGTCTCGGTCTCCATTGAGTTGATGTCGCCGTCGCTCTTACCGATTGCCTCGTGGCTGTATCGGGTATCGCCGTTGAGGGCATAGCGGGCGATTCTCTTTCGGGCGTTGATGATTTCGGATGTCGTCATGTTGTGTTTTGCGTCTCGGGGTTAATTCCCTTCGACGTGCACACTCAATCCGATCGGCCCGCCCGCGTAAAGCTCAAATGCGTATTTTGTCCTGCTGCTTCCCTAAGCCGTTGCAGTTGCGCGAGTTAAAACGAATCAAATGTTGGCGATGGATGCGGAATCTGCGCAAAAGAAAGCCCGCGCAGCGGTGAATCCGCTCGCGGGCTGCGGTTAGCCTCAGCCCTCGCCGCCGCATGGTGCTGCGAGGAGAGCGGATTGCGGGCGCGGTGGCAAGCGTGTAATTGCGCGGCCCTTACTCGTATCCACTGCGCTCATACGTCGAGCGCGTCAGGTGTATTTGCCGAGGATGAAGTGGTAGCGGCGATTGCCCGTCGTGCGAGTTCCGCCGTCGCGCGAGTAGATCACGAAGCGCGCAACGGTGATTGTCGAGCCAACGTCGAAATCATAAACGCCGAGGTAGTTCGTATCATAAATCTGGATAAGCCCCCAGTCTGGTTTGGCCGTGAATCCGCGATTGGTGATGTCCACGTCGAGGTCAAAGTTACCTGACGACACCGTGAAGTTGAATACGTCGCTGCCCGCGTAAAGCGCGAGCTGCGCGCGAGGACTCGTTGCGGCTGCGGGAGCGACGATAAGGGAGGCGGCGCGAGCGGTTGCTAGCGTTGCCGACCCGTCGCTGATTGTTACCGATGTTAAGGCTGCGGTGCCTCCGGTGATGTTCACGGCGTTCGCCTCCTGATTCATCATTGTGCCAGCTGCAACGCCCCAGTATGTCGTCGGCGTATTTAGATTCACATTGTCACCGAACCACGCGCTCCTCGTTCCGCTGCGATCAACTGCGCGCACGCGAACAAAGGCGCTGGCTGGAAGTGCTCTTGAAAGGATTTCCTCGGCTATCGGTGACGAGAAATAAAATCCTGCGGCATACGCAACTTCAGCCGCTGCGTCCGTGTTGTCGGTTGTCGCCACTATCTCGTAACCTACGACGCTTTTCGTTGTCGATGCAGTCCAGTTTACTCGGACCGAGAATGTCACGTCTCCCGCACTCGTTTCGGGCGGTCTCAAAAAGGCGGCGTCATTTCCTGCGACATACGTGAGAGCACTCGGTGCAGCCGGTGGCGTCGTGTTGCTCGGCGCGCTCTGACTCAGCGCGGTCGATAGCTGCGAGATCGCCCCCGAGAACGAAATCCCGCGCGCTGCGAATTCGTAGGCCACGCCAACCGAGAGATCGTCAATCGACACCGCGTAGGAAACCGACGACGCGATTTGATTTCCTACGATGTAATCGCTCGCACCCGTGCGCCGGTAAAGCACATCGAGAGCGACCGCCCTAGCTGGCAGCGGTGGAGCGGTCAGCGAGACGCGCGCAAATGAACCGCCGTCGCTCGACAGATAGACCGTCGTGCTGATGAGCGTTGGCGCTGCGGGCTGGTCTGGCGGCGTCGGGTCGATAGGCCCAGCGGTGATGACCGATGGCGTGGCTTGGACGTAGTTGGTAAACCCTGACACGTTTTCCACCGTGTCGTAAGCGTTGAGCCAGTAATAATACGTCGTCCCGATGTCCACGTCCGTGTCCACGAAACGCGACGCGCGGACCTCGGCGATTTTGTTCGTGTTGGCGTTTGCTGGTGTGACCGCCGTGGTGTTGCGATAAATGCCATACTCCGAAAAGTCGGGCTCGGTGTTGTCGTTCCAATCGAGGGAGACGGCGCGGCCCGTGCCGACTACGGCGGTGAGGCCGGTGGGGATGCTTGGGGCGGTGGTGTCCTTGGCCGGCGTGATCGAGGCAACCGCCGTGTAGGTCGAGGACGTGTTGAAAAAACTCTGCGCGTAGAGCCGCACGTTGTAGCTCGTGCCGATTCGCACGTCGCTGGAAATGAAGTCGAGCGTCTGGTCGCCGTCCACCGTTGACCATGTCAGATATGTCGTCGCCGTGCCCTCCTTGTATTCGATTACGGTCTTGCCCCCGCTCGTCACGAATTGGTCGTTTGGCGCGCTCCAAGCCACTTTGATTCGCGGCATCACCGAGCCGTCTGCTTGAATGAACTGCGTCGTGCCGTCTGCGGTGAGCGTAAGATTGCTCGGCGCGGTGATAGAAAACGGAGACGGCAGCGTGGTGTTCGGTGCGCTCTCGACCGCGACCTCGTCCGTCACGTCCCAGTCGTAAACGGTGGACGCCGTCTCGCGTAGTTGAAGTTCGATGACAGGAGTCGGCGGCGTGCCGTCGCTCGACAGCGACCACGCGATGACCTCGAACACCTTCGACGAGAAGCCGAGGTTTGCGTTGGTGAGGTTCACCGTGTCGCCCGCGCGGAGCTGCATCGCGGTGAGATTGAACTTCGCAGTGAAGATAATTTCCTCGCGCGCTTGCCGCAGGTTGATGCGCGCGATGCGCTGCGCCGCGCTGCTTGATGTCGTGAACGGAAGGATGACGTCGCGCCAGTGATAAACGCCGTCGTCCGCCGCCAAGAAGGTCGCGCTCGTGATCTGCGGGAAGTCCGCCGCCGCCCACTGGTTCTCCGAGGAAATGAACGTGCCTTTCACTGCGTTCACGCGGTCGCGCGCGCTGAGTCGAGTCGAGACCGTAAAGCCGCCAGCCATGTTGCTCTCGTCTAGCGTGACCGTTGGCGAGCGATACGCTGCCGCGTAAACCACGACCTGTCCCCCGCTGTAAGCAATCGTCCCGCCCATCGCGGAGAGGATTTGCCCGATGATCGAGTCAGGCGTCGAGGAGGTCACGGCCTGCCCGTTGCACTCGTAACGGTTCTCGTAGGTGGCGGGACTAGTCACCGGCTTGACCTCGACTTGCTCGTTGCAGACGTCGGCGGCAGCGATTACCGAATCGTCGTCAATCTCGCTCGTGTCCATGCCCATCCCCAGATCGGCGTCGGTAAGATAGTCGCGCAAGCAGAGCGCAGGGTTCGCGCTGTAAGCCGTCGTCTCTGAATCTGGGTCGTAAACCTTCTTGCCCTTGACCACGCAGGAAATGTTCGGGATGCCGCCGACGAAGATTTCGTTGGAGAAAGTGAGCTTGCAGTAGACGTAGGCGATGCCCCGCAGCCGATGGTTTGAGTCCCAATCCACCGGAAAATCGGTTTGCAGCGTAGTGTCCACCGTCTGCGTCGTCGTCCCGAGATGCTTGTGAATGAGTGAGCCGGTGTAACTGCCGGAAGCCGCGTATTTGCCGGTCGCGTAACCGTCGCCGCTGCCGGTTAGCACGAGGTCTTCGTTGAAATAGACTTCGCCGATTTCTTGCACCTCGTGGCCGGCCAAAGTCACGACGATGTGCAGATACTCGTTCCTTGCTCCACTCGTCGCGAGAAAGACAACGGTGCCCGACACCTTCGCTTGCCCGTAAATTATTTGGCGCGCCGATGTCGGGCTGCGCGTCATTATTCCACGGTCGTTGAGATCGCCCATTGACGGCATCTTTGGCGCGAGGAGGCGCGATGCGGCCATGCTTAATCCAATGGTGACGATGTAGGGTATCGCTGCGACAACTACATTTACGATTGCGGTCGAAACTCCAGCTTGCAGCAGGAGAGTTCCGACGAATTTCGCGAACAATACGAAGGCTTCAAACATTATGGTTCTTCGTTTAAGGGTTCATCTCTTCCGCCCGTGCGGAACGCCGTCGCGTTAGCGTTGCCCCAGTAAATGACCTTGTCCTGCAATCCCGCAACGTATTCGAGCCCCGTGTCGGCTGGGTATCTGCGAAGCTGCTCCTCGTGCGTGTATCGACTTTCACGCGTGCGCTGGAAATCGACGAGCTTGCTTTCGACTGCGATGCCGATGGTCGCCTGTTTCCCGTCGTTGGAAATCACCATCGTGTCCATCCGACCGGAGAAGACCGTGATTGAGTCGATGACCGCGCCCGTGTCCGCGTTCAGCGTGCCGAATCGCACCGCCGCCGTGCGCCCTTGGTAATCTTCATCGAGAGCGGCCGCGACGAGATCGTTGGGCACTCCGGTCAGGTCGATACTCAGCCCACGCGCCGACAGGTCTTCAGTTTCCTCGATGCTCGAGATCGCGGAGAACGCGCCGAGGCCCGCATAGGTCACGCTGCCGATTGTAATCGTGCCGTAGCCAGTCCAGTAGCGCACCGAGCCGTCATCAAAATCCAGCGACGTCGCAAAAAATGGATTGAGTTGCGCCGCCGTCGTCGAGGCGAGGAGAGGGGCGGGAATTGTGCGGCTCATGTGTTGATCGCCTCGAAGATCGAGAAGTTCAGCCCATACTTTTTCGCCGTGTCGATTGACCAGTCGCACGTCGTGGTCCCGAGGCGGAAGACGCCCACGGCATCCGTGTAATCAATCGCCGTGTTGTCAGGGTAGTTGGTGCGCAAGAGCGGAAAGATTTCGTAAGACAGCGCCGTGTTCACCTTCGTGATTTTGTGCAGCTTCGAGCTGCTGCCGGTCCCGAGCTGGATGTAATCGCCAACGGCCCACGAGCCGCTTCCGCCGTCAATCGTGATGGTCGTGGTATTCGCGACGTGCGCCCCGTCGAGCTGGGGGTTGCTCGACATGTTGCCGCGCTGCGTGCCGTTCGCGTAGTCGCGGAAGTAGAACGTGCCGCGCGCCGCCATGATCAGAAAGCCAATGAGTTCCTCGGCGTCGGCGCGGTTCATCGGCGGGCACTCGACATCGCCGCTGAGCATCGTGCCGGTCCAGTTGTAGCTCTGGCTTGAAAAGGTGAAAGGCGAGATGTTGCGGGCGACCGCGCTGATGGCCGAGAAACGCAAGGAAGCGATGCGAATTGCCGCAGGAGGAGTGAGAGGATAGGTGATGGCCATAAGCGTCGAGAAACTCAAGCAAACGCACTACGATACGAGCCCCCGCGCCGCACCATGTCGGGAATCTCGGCCTTGAGCCGCCGCCGCTCTTGTTCAAGGATCGGCATCAGCTCCGCGCGCGAGACGCCGGCCGCGATGTTGTAGTTGACCGTGACGCCGCCCGAGCCCCCGCCGCTGCTGCCCATTGCGCCGTTCGGCACGATGCTGCCCGAGGAACGTGGAACGAAGAGCTCTGGACCTTCTTCCCCGACGACGTAGGGGGAACCGGCGCTGACGGGTCCGCCCATTGCGCGAGCGCCGAAGCCCTTGAGGATTGCGCCGCTGATGCCCGCCGCCAGCGGAGCGGTCACGGTCTGCTGAAACACCATCCGCATCAAATCCATCCCGAGCGACCGGATAACTTCGCCGAGCTTTTGACCGCTGAAAATTGCGTCCTCGAAGCCGCTTGCGATCATGTTGCCCGCGTTGCGCGCGATGATTTGCAGGTCGGTTTCAATGACCTTACGCTTGCCGAGAAGTTCGTTGTATTCTTTCGCCGATAATTTCAGCAACTCCATGCTCGCGATGTCTTCACTTGTGGCTGACCTGACATCGAACTCAACAAGCTTAGTCCCTAAAGTAGATTTCAGTTCAGCAATAATTTCAGCATACCGATTTATTTCTTCGTTAAGTTTCGCCTGCTGCTGAATTTCAGTGAGCTGCGATTCAAGATATGATTCTTGTGTTTTATCAACTTGTCTCAGGGCTTCGTTCACCGAATTAAATGAATCGCGCGCCGTTTCGGCCTGCGATGCTGTTAAGTCAGCCACCCTTTGTCTCCTCTCTGCATTTTTGATTAAATCAACAGACGGGTCGGATGCTGCGATTTCCCTGTTCACAGAAGAAATTTTACGCGCGATTGCTGAAAACTTTTCGCCTGTCGTTGCGCCAATTAAATCAATGGAGTCGTTAGTCTCTTGCAGCTTCTCCTTGAATTTATCCAGCTCGGGACTCAATCGCTCAACGCGAATCGCAAAAGCCTTTGCTCCGTTTTCTCCACCGTTGAACGCGCCTGCTAGTTCCGCAGCCGCTTTCGCTGCTCCGAATTGCAATTTCTGCGCGGCTTTGTCTGCAAAGTCCGTCGCAATCGTCAGCTTGTCGAGGTCTTCGGATGTGAGCCCGAGTTTCTTCGCGTTTTTCTCCGCGTCTTCAAGAAACGCGTCGAGCCTTTTCACGCCTCCGATCACCGCGCTAAAACCAAAGAAAGTAGCCAAGCCGACGCTGACCGTTTTCGCGGTTTTTTGCAGCGACGACAGTTTGTTTTGCACCGTCGCAAACGCCGCCCGAGTCGCATCAACCGCTCGCAGTGTGAATGTAGCTTCAGCCATGATGTTTCGATTTCCGGTTTTGGTGTTCTATGTAAACCAGCCATCCGTTCAATTCCTGCGCCGGCATGGCGAGAACTTCGCTTGCGAATTTGCCGAGACGATCTGCGAGCGCATACACGGCGAGGAAGTCGGCGGCATCCCCGCCGTGAATCAGTTTTTTAAGTCGTCCGGCCTCGGCCCGTTTTCGGCCAAAATGGCGTTCGCGATGCGTCCCACGACGTTGCTGTCAGCCTTGTTTAAGAGCGTCGGCTTGTGCTCGATCGTGAAGAGTTTCGCGCCGTGCTCGTCGGTCGCTTTCATGATGACAATATCGACGAGCAACTCCATGTCGTTCTCCTTGCTGCGACGGTAGAGCCGATTCTTTTCGCCGAGCGTAACCGGCGATGCGTGAATAACGAGCTTCCATTCGGGCACGTCAATTTTGCGCGTGCCGAGCGAGGCGAAGTGTTCTCTGACGAGGTCGATTGCTTCCATGTGTTGTGTGTGTGTTTTCCTGCGAAATTAAGCCGTTAGCGTGCTCAGCGTCCCGTTGCCCTCGAAGGCGATGGAGCCCTCGACGATGCCGTCGAACGAAGCCGAGATGTCGAATTTGGTCACGATGGCCGCGCCCGAATAATACACATCGGGGTTGGTCGCGCCCTCTGGGTAGAGGTTGAGCGTGACCGAGCTGCCGATGGTAATCAGAAGTTGGCCGGCGTCGGTCTCGTCCCAGTAAAGATCGCCCGAGACGCTGAACGTTTTCATCGTCGCGAGTCGCGTGCGGTAGGTGTCGCCGATGACGCTGTCCTCGACGGTGTCCGAGGAGTGGCTGAGCGAGTAGTTGCGCAGTTCGCCAATGGTGGTGCTGGAAATCTTGAAGATCCCTTCGCGGCCTAAGTGGTTTGCCATGTTAGTCGGTGGTTAGATAGATGCAGTTGAATGTATGCCGAGCCGTCCCGAAGCGTTTGTCTTCATCGGGCTCGATAACATAGTCCACACTGTTAAGATGGAGGTCGCGGCATTGACCCCCGAGCGTCACGTCGGCGAGAACTGCCGCCTCGACCGCTGCCGAGCCGGTGTCGAAAAGGTCGTCGATCAAATACGTTCCGCTCTCCGCGATGAAGTAGTCCACCACGAGCTGAAGCTGCCGGTATTGCGTGCGGTTGCTCGGTCCCAGCGTGCGCACCTCGATCTGCTCGCTGACGGCGTAAACGGCGGCGGCGGGAAAGGAGACGCTGGCGATCGTGTTGTTGCGCCCGCGAAGGATGTTTGCGGTAGGCACGACGAGCGCGCCGGTGAGAGCGTTCGCCGTCGCGGTCCGTATGTTGGTGCGTGTGCTCATGCTGCTGCTTTGATTTGCATTGCTCCGCCGACGCGGGTGAAGCCGAGATTGACGGCGCGATTGGCGAGAACTGCGCGGACTTTCGAGATCGTGATTTTGTAGCGAATCTTCAAAGCGCCATCGACCACGCGTTGCAGGTCAGGAATCTGGTTGCCGGTTGTCCGCGCGACTACGAACGGATTCGGCCCAAAGTGAACCTGAGCGTTTCCAGCCTTTGCCATGTGCCTGCGAATCCAAGACGGCACGCGCACCCCGCACGACATTGCGGCAGCGGCAAATCCAGCCTTCGCGAGCCCAACCTTTTTCTGGACGTATTTCAAATACGCATTTGCCGACTCTTCAGAGACCCACATTTGGTCTTGAACCTGCCAGCGACCGATCAAACTTCTCGTCACTTGCTTGGGTCTCCCGCGCTCGTTTCTATTTGCGTGATGAAAAGCGCGCATCGTTCCGATAGATGCCATTTGCTGCCAGAACTTCCGGTAGATTCTGATTTTCTTGCCGCCTTCCCAGCCGAGGTTTACGCCCATCGTCTCGTTCTTTCCCCCGCGCGGCTGAACTTCCGTCGAGTTTCCGATGCGTTGAAACAAGCCGATGGACTTTTCTTTCCCCATGTTTCGCCCGCCAAATAAGTCACCCATAATCGCGTTCTCGCCCTGCTGCTTTGCGTTCGTGCTGAGTCCGCTTGCTTTGGTTTTCGTAATCGTTCCGCCCGTGACCGTTGCCACCTTCGCGCCTTTTTTGGTTTTGTCTCCGGTCGGCGGCGTGATCTGCATGACCGCCTTGGCGACGTATGCGGCTTCCTGTTTCACAACCAGACCGAGATCAACCTTCGCGGCGTCGGCAAGCCTCGCGAGCGCAAATTCCAGCTTCTTGGTGTCTGAAAAGATCGAAATCATATCACCTTCGCGACGCTGATTTCGCAGCCCGCGCCCTCGGCGTCTAGCGTCACACGCTCGATGAAGTAGGTGATGCTCGCGCGAGAAAGCGTCTGCGTGACTTGCGGCGTGGCGCTTACGCTCGACGTCAAAAGGAACACGGTAAATTTGCTGTCCTCGCGGCGCTGGTCCTCGAAGTCGGCAAACGCATTGCTCGCCGCTGCCCAGATGCCCGTCACACTCACGCCTTGATACGTGAACGCGACGCCCGCCTGTTCAAGAATCGCCGAGAAGTCGGAGTTGATTTGCGTCGGGTCGAAGTCGCGAACGGCTGCCATACTTATGCGCCGCCTGTAAAATAAAACCGCGCGTGCATCTCCGGCCGGTTCGCGAGTAGCCACGGCTCCGCGTCCTCGTAGCACCGTTGCGCGTCCTGCCCGCAGGTCTGGCTTCCGACGTGGTGCACGTATGCGCGCGAGATGAAATGCCGCCGCTTCATGTCGAGGCATTGCACGTCGTCCGAGAACCAATTTATCGGCGGGAAATCCACCCACGCGTCGCGGTGAATCCATGCGCAGATTGGCGCGATCACCGGCGTCTCCACGATGTGCCGCTCCGACTGGTAGCGCAGGAAGTCGATTTTCCCGCGCCCGCTGCGGACGTTCTGCTCGCCGCGCGCGTAGTCCGAGCGCGTCGCGACGTAGCCGAGATTGGGCACGACCTTGCGCAGATGCGCCACGTCCGCGAGGAGAACGGCCCACGTCGTCGGCGTGAACACGATGTCGTCGTTGCAAATCAAAATCTCGTCGTGTCGCTTAAAGGCTTCGCGCGCGGCAAAGTTGTAGGCGTCGCCGAAGTTCGCGCCGACCTTGTGGTGCACATACCGCTCGACGTCGCGCGGGACGTAGGCGTTCAGCGACGCCTTCATCACGTCGAGGCACGCGGCATTGACCGTGCAGACGATGATCGCAGGAGTGCTCACGGCTTCTTCGCTGCGAGGATTTCTTTGATGTTCTCCGCGTCGATCAGCGTCACGCCGCTTGCGATGACGAGCTTGTCCCAGTCGTGCGGCGGCACCATGCCGTCCTCGATGTGCACCGAGATCATGGCACGCTCTACGGCTCGCGGCTGTTCTACGTCGTGGATGAACTGCTTGGCCATCGCCATCGTTTCCTTGTCGTCGGGGCGGACAAGGA